ACAGTCCACGCATCTGTGCCGGTCTTAATCGCGGCTGCGCTCTTGTATTGTCCAACTAGCGGTGCGGCTGGTGCTGCTCCAATGCTGGTAATTGTTGTAGTACCGGAAGATGCAGCCTGGATTGTTAAGTCACCTGCACCTGTGTTTAGGAAAGAGATGCATGTGCCGTTGGGAAATGCGTATGTGGCATCTGTTGGTATGCTTACGGTCTTAGCGGATGCATTGCTTGTGACCACTAGAACCTGATATTGATCCGTTGAGGCGAGCGTGTAGGTAGTACCGCTCTGTGAGTTGAGCGTGAAAGCCACTAAGCCATTCATTTCGCTCGCTAGTAGCACGTCACCTGTGCTGAATGGGAAGCCGGTTGCCATGTTTCTCCTTAGTAACTTAGTGTGTCTGTGCCGATTATACCTTGTGATGCGCTATCTAGGATGAACCCATCAATGAGGCTTTCGCCGGTATAAACGGTCGTAGTGAATTTGCGGAAGTTAATATCGTGATGCAAGCCCTGTACGAGAAGGGTCTGGGTGATGCTGGTGGATCCGGGCATTACCTTTGTGATCTCAACGCAGTCCATCAATTCGATGGCTAGACCAGCAGTTACCCGGCTTACGTTATCGCCATCCTCTAGATTCAGTACGATCGAATCGATGCGGGTTTCAGTCTCTTTGCGCGTGGAAAGCAACATGGATGCCATATCTAGGCTCTCCTGATCCGACTGCACAAGGATCCCGTCTCGGTTGCCCGAATGGATAAAATACTTATCTATCGAGTCTTGATCATAAACATTTTGGGCGCTACCGCCGGAGCGTGTAACGGTTACATCATTAACCACAAGGCTATCGTCTAGGGCTACAACGGCGTTTTGGAAGGCGATGGCGCTACCATCGTCTGCGAATGTATAAACCGGGCTTGCAAGGCTGCTCGTGACCTGTGAGCGGCTTAGAAATGTAACACGCCCCTCAGCATCGAGGAATAGTTCGCCAAACTCTGACTTCTTAACTAGGGTGAGAGCATCAAGGGCTTTGCGGGCTGTGCCGGGATCTGCTTGCAAGGTAGAGTCTCCCGCAGCAATATCACGCAAGGTAGTTGGGTAATCCAACTCATCCAAGATGGCATTAACACGAGCGCCAGAAAGTTGCACCCCGGAACCGGGTACGCTGCTGATCTGTGCTGTGGTAAAGAGACGCAAAGCATCAACGCACTTAAACGTAACCCTGCTGAAATCATCCGATCCGATCTTGAAGCCGGTATCGTAGTTAGTAATAAAGCCAGTAAATAACACATAGGTAGTGCCATCGTACTCAGCAGTAACTTGTATTTTACGTAGAGGTACTAGATCCCCATAGTAAGGGCTGCTTACGTTAGCAGGGTTAAAATCACCGTTGGTATCGATAATGGTTACTGCTGCTGTGCCAGCCTCAAACTCATTGAGAAGGCGCTGCCGACCCCTGCGGATATTGACCGTATAAAGCAGATCTGATATATCCACGTTTGCATTAGTGCCAGTTCCCAACTGGTTTGTATCTAATATGCCGTTAGTAACTGAATCTAGAATGAATGGCTCGCCAACAAATGCCACACCATTGGAGAAGTCAATGGAAGCCTTGATTACCGGTGCTGCTGGCATTAAATTGCTATCTGGTTATAGGTGAGTTTGCCGCCAGATCTTTGATACTCATACTGCTGATCTAAGACCATCTGAGATAGATCGGTTTGGCTTATTACTGTACCTTCAATGTAATTGTTAATAATCGTCTGCGCTTGCCCACTAATCGAACGAGCGCCAATGATGCCGGTTTCCCCTGCGGCTACTGTGCTGGGTTTAATTAAATTAGTTATTGCTGCTGCTGCGATCGCTGCCGCGTCAAAAGAGGCTATGCGATTGGCTAGGCTGGTAGCGCCGATCGTTCCACTTTCGGAAAGGGCAATACCAGACGCGGTGACGTTCGACAGCATACCTGATTTTGCTGCGTTGAGAGTAGCCGCTAATAAATCGTCCGTTATGCTCGTATTATTTAATACGATGTTTAACGCTTCATCAATAGCCTTGTCTTTAATCAAATCATCGTTTTGTTTAGTAATTGTTTTAAGTTCATTTGAAATTTCATCGACTGTTTTGTCGTCTGTTTTTCTGGTCGTGTTATCTAAGATTTTGTCAGTATAAACAAACTTATTGGCTAAATCATAGAATCTTAGTAATTGAGCATACAGATCATCTATCATGCCGCTTGCTTTTTTGAAATAGTCATCCCAATTAGCAAACGGATCGCCCGCCTTTAGGCTGATAAGGCTATTGGCTAACACTTCTGTTTGCCCTTGTAAAGTATCTAATCTGGCAAACAGTTTTTCTGCTTGCTCCAAATCGCCTTGCTGAATAGCGTCTCTGGTTTCTTCAATCAAAAGTAATTCTTGTAGGCGCTTGCGTTCCTCAGCAGTAATTTTTTCATTACGCAAGGCGGCTGCTAACTGAGCCTTGCGATCATCAAACTTAGCGGCAGCTTTATCTAGCATATTAGATAACTTCTTTAGGCGGGCTATCTTTTCGCGTTGCTTGATCTCTTTCAAGCGCAAAGCCGCTAGTTCTTTTTCGCGCTTTAACCTTGCTTCTTCTATTGCTTTGTTTTTAGCATCTACGCCCGGTTGCCCAATGCCAGCCGTAGGGAAAAATAATCTTGTTTTGCTGCCCGCTTCTGCTTGTGCCAATATAGCCGCGATTAGAGGTTGGGTTTTCAATATTGTGGTAAATAATTTTGGTAGGAAACCTTGATCTCCACCAAACTGATTTTGGAGAGTGTCCAAATTGTAAGCAATACCGCGAATAACGTCTGCGGCTATAATTCCAAAATCTTCCATCGCGGTTGTTGCACCGGCAATACCGCCATCCCCTGCCAACATATCGAACGCATCGACCAAACCTTCACCGACTGTGGTTTGTAATCTCTCGTATGAAGCACTTACCAAACTGACTTTGCCCGCATAAGTATCCAAGAAAGCGGAGCGTTGTCCTGTAAATTGTTCGTTTAAGCGTTTTTGTATATCTTGAAAACGCATCGTTTTAAGTTCGGCTTTAGTTAAACCTAGATTATATTTTGATAATCCTTGTGTATTGCCTAAATAAGCCTTACTTAAATCATTGGCAACTGTTTGCAAATCATAACCAGATCCCGCAGATACATCGATTGCGGTGCTTAATAATTCTTGTGAAGCAACTAAACTGTTTGTAGTTTGCGCCAATGCTTGAAACGCTGGTCTGGTTTGCCCTTTTGTAACAGCCGTTTGACGTTCTAGTTTTTCTAAATAGCGATCGATCTCCGGTGAAGCAAAACCTAGATTAACGCCTTTTAATGCTTGCTCAAATCGTCTGGCACTTTGCTCATCTTCTTTGAACGCTTTAACAGCATCTTTGCCAAATTTAGTAATGGCTGCTACCGATAAAGTTGAACCTAAAGTTCTACCTAATTTTTTTAATTGGCTTTCTAATCCTACTGAAGCGCCAAAGGCTTTTTTAAATCCTGTATCTTTGAATACGGAAGCAATATCAATGCGTATATTGGGCGCTGCCATTATGCCGCCTTCCCTATCGGTGCTGGCTTTGCCCTTGCTTGTAGTTTCCTGTTGGCTAATTCTATCGCCTTCATGATGGCATCCAATGTTTTGCCTTGACGATCTGCGTATGAGGCATAAAGCAAACGACCAGTTGATCGCTGTTTCTGAGTCGTTTCAGATTTGTAAGCCTTCAATCCGCCAATGCCGTTCATGGATCCTACGAAAACGTGACCTGCGCCACTATAATTGGATTGCCCAAACTTCTGCGTTGATCCCCTACCATGATTGCCCATTTGAGGTCTGCCGCCACTATTAACGCGACCTGCTGTTTCCATAATTGCACCCACAGCAGACGCGTTCCAAAGAGAGAATAGAGCGGCAAATCCAGCCTTGTTAAAACGGCTTGTACCTGCTCGATAGGTTAAACCTCTACGCACTTCTAATGCATTATAGAGAGGAAAGCCACGTTCTCTATGTGTGCGCGATATTGGCTCTCTACCCTTATCCTGCCAATTGTATAATCTGCCCGGTGGGGTGCTAGGCACTTTTTGTTTAGTTTCGTCAATGACTGACTTTAACTCGCCTTTAATCGTGGCATCCATTTCCTTGCGTAGATCTGGCGCATACTTTTTAAGTGCGCGCTTTAACTCATCTACGCCGGATAGCACGATTGGCATTTTGCCTTTGCTCCCCTTGCTTTCTCAAAACTTCATGTATGGCAATTAACATGTCTCGATCCATGTTAATAAACTCGCTAGGCGCGATACCTAGATGTACGGACAGTTCGGCTATCCGGTACGTATAACTATCGCGCGTTAGCCATTTGGGGAATCATCTGCCAAAACCTCGACTGCTTTTAAGGTTTCGAGAAACTTATCCCCAAAGGGCTTTACGTCTGTGCCAGATCTCTTTAGACACTCCCACGCAAGCCAATAAATATCAGATTGCTTCTGATCCTCGCGGAAGGCTTTATAAAAACCTTTCTTCGCGTATTGCTCAAAAGCGTATTCTATGGCTGGCGTGATCTCATGTAGAGACTCGCTGCCATCTGCCCTAGTGATCTTTAGACTTGCCATTTTTGCCCTCTCTTTATGGTTAGAACGTGCCTGAAGTTGCTCTGGTTACTACTGAATTAACAGTAAAGGTAATGTCGATTGTGCTCATGCTTCCGACATCGCCGTTAATGGGGGTTATATTGTTGATCAAGATGTCGCCGGAATACAGTTTATTATCTGCTCCAACTGTGCCATCCTTATCGTTGATTGCGACCCATGCTACTGAGGAACCGTAGGAACCTTCAAGGGTTTGCAAAACAGATGATGCACCTTGATCATTGAGGAAAGATACTACCAAAGTTGCAGTCTCTAATCCTTTTACATATTTTCTGGAATCATCTGACATCGCCGTAACTTCTAATTCCTCAAATACTTCATTAAGCGTGATGCTGGTTACGTGGTCTGAGAGATCAACTGAGTTAATCTTCAAGCCTACGTTATTATTTAGAAAAACAGCCATTGACTATTCCTCGTCTTTCTTTGCAGTTGGTTTGGGTTTTGGTGCTTCTGCCGTAGGCTTTATCTGACCAATCTTGATCAGAAACGCCTCGCGCTTTTTGTCTTGATCAGCCATTATTAACTCCAATCGGATAGAACGCTGATACTTACTTCACCTGTTAGCAGATCTCCTGCATTACCGGGAAGTACGGCTGGCGAACTAAACGTGCCAATTGTGTAATCCACGCTTGACGCTTCTAGTTTATTTACTACGTTTAGGTAGTAATCCTCGATGTTGGTTAGGTTGCCTTGATTATCGAACATAGGCACTAACACGATCAGTTTGAAATTTACTTTTGGTTTAACCGTTTTGTAATGATCATTAGATGGTTCAATGTATGGATCACCCGGTTGTACCACAATGCTGTTAGCGAGAGGTGTGGCAGGTGGAAAAGAGAACACCTGCCACGCCGTATCATCAACTAGCGCAGTCGCGATTGTTCCCCGCAGGGTAGTTATGGCGCTCACCCTACTTGACCGCCCGGGGCTAGGTGATCCGCAAGCAAACCTCTGACTCTTGCCAAAAGTGTGTTACCCATTTTATATGGACTCGGAGTGAAGTCAGGAGATATTCCACCTGTTGAACTGGTCTGGCGTGCCTGCCATATATCTACGGCGATCATTAACGATGCTTCACGCACTTCATCCAAAGTTTCGTACGAAATATAGTCATCACCATAAACATAGCCGTATGGAATAATGTCATGTTTGGGCGCATCGCTAAGATGGTTGGTTGTAAAACTAATACTGTATTCACCCGCAGCCGTAATTGTCTTGTTGCCGTTGTAATGCGATCCGCAATTCTCAACATTAACGGTTTGACCTATGTAAAATGTGTGCGGGTATTCAAAATAAATAGTGCCGGTAGTTCCGGTATTCTGATGCGCTATCGCGACTTGACGATTAAAATTTAGTTTGCCCTTAACAATGTTTTCGGCAGCCTGACATGCTTCTTCTACAACAGCAGAAGAATACAAATTACCTATTCCGAGTGCGGTGCGTAATTCAGCCTCGGTAACGTAGGTAGCCGCCATGTTTTCCTTTCCTAATGTTAGCCCCGGCGCTCAGGGCATTAGCGCCGGGGTAACTCGATTACTTACTAAACTAGGTTGTAGCGGCGTACGCCTTTACCTGATTTAGCCACGTAAATTGCCAAATAACCATACAGGTTGAGTTCGACTTCCCCAGAGGTCAAAACATTAACTCTGAGGTTTGTTGTTGGTGACTCCCAAACATAAACGGATCCCGGTGCAACAAGGAACGCTGACTCATCAACAATTCCGCTTACTGCAATATTGTGATCAATGATGAGATCAGTACCAAGAACAGATCCAACTACCGAAGTAGGTGAAACTGCGCCAGCAGCGTTCATTGGTGCTGCTGCGCTGTATAGCGGACGACCAGTTGTATCTGCGTAACCGCTAATTGCTGCCCATTGATCTGTCGATGCAACCAACTTGTTAGCAAAGTCGCCGCCAGTACCCTTGTAGGCTGCTGCTGCTTCTGTGC